CTACTTTATTTATTTCTAATATAGCATCTAGACCAGTATTCTTATTAGGATACTGTTCATATATTGTTGCGTCTTTTGTTGGATAAAATCTTAATATCATGATTAATATGTTACTACACGTCCTTTAATATCGTTGTTTGGGTACTTTACTTCAAAAATAGCTGGATCTAAACTTGGATATACAATACCTCCTCGTGTAGCTTCTGCTATGTTATAAGAAACTGGACTATAACCGCTTAATTCATCATTAAGGTTATTTACCTTTATGTTTGATACTGTTTGAACACCCTTCACTTTTAATAAGACGTTAAATAAGTCACTATAAACAATGGGTTGATTAATTTGCCACATATCAATATTAAAAGCTTCTTTTAGTGCATTTACTGCGTTTAATAACACTTCATTACTGTTATAGTTAGGTAAGCATATGATATCAAAATCTACACCAATATTAATAACATAAGCATTTCTAAAATTAATACTATCTGTCAACATTCTATACTGACTTAAATAAATTTTTAAATTTTCTTTTATAGCTCTGTTAACTAGTGTTAAGTTTTTTTCATTATCATATGCAAGCATGTACATATTCATTGCTAGAGGATTTGATACAGTATCTCCTACTTCTGAACTTTGAATATTATTTTGCTCATCTGGTGATATAAATACTTTAGCAACACTTCCAAATACATTTGGCATTGCATAAGCTCTTATGATGTAATCTTCACGTGTAACCGCTCTATTCTGTGATGAGAGTTGCGATAATGCATTTTGTCTTATCTCATCAATAGTCTCAGCACTACGCCCTCCTACTGCAGCTATAGGGTTATTAACAGCTATTGATTTTAATATATTTGTGTTTAATATTGTGTTTGTAGTTGGTAAGTTTGTGCCACTAGTATTAATACCAATAATCTCTGTTATAGTGTTACTTGGTGCATTTGAACTTATACCTCCTCCAACTAAATAATTTACTGTTAGTGTTGTGTTTGATGGAGCTATACCATAAGCTGCTGTAAATACTGGTGCTGCTGGATCAATAGAAAAATCTATATCATCTTTTCCTGTAGGTAACATTAAACCTATGTTTTCAGGTGTTGCTAACATTTCTTCATCAGGATTTGAACTTACTCCAGAACCAAATTGAACTTCAATACCACCATTCACAACTCTTGTTATAAATCTTCTTGGTACTCTTTTAAGTTTTAGCAGATAAGGAGTTTCAGTACTATAATTAACGGCATCTGGATCATTATAAGCTGTGTTTTGTACTCTTTCAAAAATAGTATCTTGAGCTAAATAAGGTACTTCATACCAAGTATTCCCATCAGCATCTGTGATCGTATCGATAGCTATAAGATTCTCATCCTCTATAATAAATTTATAAAACTTAGTAACAGCATCTACTGTAATGTCTTTTGTTTTAGGAGTTGCTGAAATAGCTTTAGCACTTTTCTTAGCTAAATAATAATTTGGAGCTCCTGAAGCATCCATACTATAAACTGATATTGTAGTTGGATCAAAAACGTTATTTATACTAAAATCAACTTTATTTTGAACTATAAATTCAGTATTACCTGCTGTACTTCTAACTCTAAATCCAGGTTCAATCTTAACATTGTATCTTGAGTCAGGTATTACTGCACTTCCACTTCCAATAGCTGGTAGTAATTGAAATACATCAATATCTACAATAGATGGCACACTGAGTTTAGGTTTATATCCCATTGTAGCTGCTATAGAAAGTACGCTACTTCTTTCAGTAGCATGCAATAATAATGATTCTTTAAATTGAGAATCTACATAGTAGTTTAACACATCACCTACATAGGCTGACATCTCTAAGAACATCATTCCTGGTGATGCTTCATTGAAGTCATTATAAGTGTTTGGATAATAGGTCTTAGCAAAGTCCATAAGACCTTTCTTTAGAGAATCAAAATCTCTACCTAAATATTTTATATCTTTTGATGTGTTCTTTGACAAATCTGCCATTATGGTTTATTTTATATATAAATAGTTAGTAAGTATGAAACTTTCATACCTTTATTAATGACTACTTATACTTAATATAAATTATTGGGTTTTTTGTATGTCAATCTGTACAGATCTTGTATCTGCTTGATTACCCTCTAAGCTCATTACTAGATTTATTGTTATCTTATTCTCGTTAATACTTGGAGTTACTGTAAGAGTATTAATAAAAATGTATGGTAACCAATAGTTGAAACTTTCCGTTATAGTATCCTGTATCTTAGTGATAAGATCATCTGTTATGTTTTCAAATACTATGTTTCTAAGATCACAACCAAAATCTGGTTGCATAATTCTCTCTCCTTTATTTGTTAATAAAAGATTCTTAGCATTTGCACTTGCTTGATCTAAGCTTGTATAGTTTAACTTAAATCCTGAACCAAAGGATTCTATCATAGGTAAATCAATACCTATTGCAACATCTGGTTCAAAATCTAATGGATGTATTCTTATCTCTATTGCCATTTAATTACGGTCTGTAGTTTTGATTAGCTATTGACTCAGCTGATTTAAGTGTGCTTGAGTAGTCTCTCATATATGCTGCTGTTGGATCACCACTCATTGCTGCTTGTCTTGCTATTGATGAACCCATAGCTCCTGGAATATTATCCATTGTTATAGGACCATCTCCTATTTCTGGCCATTCATCGTACTCAGCTGCTTGTGGAGTTTCCATCATGCTTTGTGCTGTTTCATTTAGTATGCTTGCTAACGCACCTTCAAATGTAGGTATGTTTGTTTTTCTAGCAGGCATTTGGATTTTTGTTTGTAACGGTGGTAACCCTTTTTGTACTGTTGTACCTTTGGACTCTACAATAACTGGCTTAAAAGCTTTAAGTTCTTCCTTTACGATAACTCTAACCTCTTCTCGAATTACTTTTCGTATTAAATTTACAAATTCTGTTGCTTTCATGTTGTTTTAATATAAATAGTACGGTTTCTACTTGTAACCGTTAAATGGTATTGGTGGTATGCCAGTTGGTGGTGGTGGTAAAGCTATTCCTTGTAAAGCTACAAGTTGTAACTGAAAACTCTTAGCAATCTCTCTAATCATTCCAGATGCTCCATCAGTTGATTTAGCTTTAATTGGTTTAAATGCTCCTATATTAAATACTGTTTGTGTAGTTCCTGTTGGTCCTTGCCAAGTTGCTCCTGTCCAAAATGTACGAGCTGCTAATCCAAAAGTAAAACTCATTATAAATGCATCTGCGTTTACTAACCTTTCTTTTGTCTTTTTTGCTTGTTTATTAGCTTGCTCTTGTACTTTGTCTTTTTTCTTTTGTAGCTTAGCTTTAATCTGAGTTATAACTTCTCTAATTTTCTTCTTGATAAAAATACCAAACTTGTTTAACTCCTTACTTAATAGATCAAAACCCAATAGTATAAAGGATTGGTTTTTATCTAACGTGTTCTTAATTTTCTTTAGGATAGCCTCAAACTCTGTACCTTCTATTTCTTTTATGTCACATAAAGTTTTAATTAACTCTCTACTCTTATTAAGATACTTTTTCTCTAATCCTACAATTTTTGTAGCTACACTCACATCTTGTAATGCATCAAGTGTTAAAACATTTCCTAAGTCTTTAAACTCTTTAGGATTTTTAGGAGGATTATTTGATAAGTTTAATAAGGTTTCTAGTGTTTGTTTTCTAGGTACATTAAGACCCATACTTGCTATCTCTTTCTTTAAGTCTTCTGCAAAGTTTGTATTTTTTATATCTTTTAAGGTGTTTATTAATCCAGTTGCTAATAGCTCAATCACAACTAAGGCTTTAAACTTTTGTTTTAATTTTGCTTTTTCTGTCATCAATTGTGTTTGTACTGCTTTGGATTGGTTTTCCATCTTAAACAAGTAATAACCATCTATAATGTCATTAATTGGTAATTCATTCTCAACATATTTGTATTTGCCTTTAGATAAATTTTCACCAAGTTTAGCAGATCCTTTTGCCATTTTAGTTACAAAGGACACTAATATTAAGATAGCTTTAATTTGCTTAATCTTATCTTTAATTTGTCTTATTTTATCCTCTTCTACAGCTTTTTTATCTTTCTTATCTTGTACATCACTTTTAATTGGAATCAAATTAATAGCAAAAGATTTTAAATCTTCACCAAACTTTTTCAGTTGCTTTGCAACATAATCTGTTAATTGTTTTATCTTTGATTGAATCCAAGTTTGTATCTTAATCAACTTTGGTTGTAGTTGCTTTACTATTATAGATAATAAGTCTTTTAGTGATTTAGTTCTATCACTTAACCACTTTGCTACGTTTTGATTTACTGGAATATTAAAACTTACGCTTCCAGAGATCTCTCGTAATGTTTCAGCTAGTCCCTTAATATTAAGGTTTAGTACATAAAATTCTTCTACATACTGTTTTAGTTTGTTATTACCTTTTTCAAAAAAAGTCTTAAAGATCTGAAAGTCACATTTAACTTCTGTAATCAATAGTACTCCTAATTCAGCAAACTCACCCAATCCTAAACCATGAAAGTAGTTTCTCAACATGCCAGTCTGCTCAGTTATTTGTTTTGAGTTTAACTCGTTTACTTGTGCTGTTCTTTGTTTAACCTTCTTTTGAAAGTTTATAATTCCTTTTTTGATATTATCAAACTCTACCTTTAATCCATCTTTAAGAGCTATAGATTTTCCTACAACAATAGTAGCTTCCTTAAAAGCTTTTCTAAGCAACTTAATGATTTTTCTAATCTTTTTTATCTTTAACTCATTAATCTTTTTAAAATCATCTATTGTTTTTTTAGCTTTCATATATAAAGCTTGTGCCTTACCTTTCTGCTTTTTTTGAGTGTATTCAGCTATTTTTTCGTCTAACTTTTTTCTTAATTCTATAAGTTGAGTTTGTATTCTATCCTTTATTTCCTTTAATTTTTCTTGTTTTTTTATTTCTAATCTTCTAATCTTTGGTTGTATATATCTTACTACAAAATCAAACCTTTCCACTTTAGCTAACAACTTTTTAGCTCACGTTCTTGTAGTTGCTATTTGCTTTATAAACTGTAATATCTTAGTTGGATCAACTACCCCTTTAGCGAGTTCCAAAAATTCGCTTGCTATACCAAATAATTTATCTTTAACATATTTCTTCATTAAACTCTCACTTGTAGTGACAGCTAATAGGTTATTAGTTCTCTTACCATATTCAGATACAAACAATGTTAATTCTCTTACTGCTCCTACATCTGTTATTTTAAAATTTTTAATTGTATTAATTAGAGCTAGCTCTTCTGCAAATACTTTTGCAAAGTTTACTGGTCCTAATTGTATTTTCATATCGTTTAGTGAAGATGTTATATTTTTAACACTCTCTACTTGTTGCTTAATTTGATCCTGTATTTCTTTTAATATGTCTACAAGTAATTTAGGTAACTCCTCTAACTCTTTACTCAGAACTTTGAGCATATCAATGTACGTTTTAACTTGCTTTTGTCTTGTCTTTAGTTTTAAAAGCAATTGTTTGATTGTTAGAATATAACCTTCAATACTTCCTTTATCTAATTTCAGTTCCTTTGCAAAGAAATAAGCATACACCACATTGTACATTTGTTTACTTCTAATATTAGCTGTTGTATAAGGTGAAACTCCTATCGCAAAAGGAGGGGGTGCTACTGGATTTAATCCTGGAGCTGGTAATACTGGTGGTACTGCTTGAGGCAATCCCATCTTAATTGTATTGATATAAGCTTTAGTTATAGCATTTGCCCAATCCTTAGATCCTTTAATAGTTCCGTTATCTAACTGAGTTAGAATAGGTTGAGTAAATGTTAATTCAAAGTTGTATGGCATATATTAAGCTTGAGCATCTAATACTTGTTGGTATGTTAATGATAACTGACTTATAGGTACTCCTTGTTTTATGAATGTATTAATAATAAGTAATAGTTGGTTTTGCTTGTTAGCTGCTCCAGATATTTTAGACTTAATAAAATCCATACCCATATAATATAAAGCATTATCTGAATATAAAACATATCCATACAATACACTATTGTTATATAACCACTTTTGTAATTCAGTTGATTTTAATATATCTACAGGTCCTGGTTTAACTAATCGTCCAGTTCTTCTTGGATCATTTGCTATTTTGTTTGGAAACTGTTTTACAATTACCTTTGTTCCTGATGTATAGTCGGCTGGTAAGGGTGGTTCATAATCTGTTGCTCCTAACTTATCCAAATATGTTTTGAGTTTGACATATAAACCTTCCTTAACTATGTCAGCTATTGGTTTGTTTGGATCTAACAATACTTTTATATCAGCTGGTGGTTTATTAGTTTTATCTTTAACTATCTTTCTAAGATCATCAGCTATATCATAACTTGATAAATAACTTTGCTCAATTGAAATAGTAATGTTTTTGTCTGTTTGTAGGGCAGCTGCTAGTAATCGAAACTTGTCATTTGCTTCTCTCAATACAACTGCTTGACCTTGCTGTACAACTTTATCTTTTAAATCTGACATATTATGTTATATTATATAGGATCATTGTAAAGACTTTCAGTTTGATAAAAGTCTGGTTGATCACCTAATGGATTTGTTATTGTATCAGATGGTGCATTAGGATCAACTGGTTGAGTAGCACCTTCAAAATTACCAGTCACAGTTCCAACTATTTGTGTAGGTGGTTCAGTTACTGCTGTAGGTGGTTCTGGTGCAGGATCAACAGCTTCGTGACTAATTCCATCAATGTAGCCATAAGTACTCAGCATTTCCGGTATTCTTGCCTGTAAAGAAGCAAACTCATACATTACATCTTCTCTAAAATACCCTTTACCTACTGGAGTTAATAGTGTTGCATTCTTTAATATTACTAATAGGTCTTCAAATAAGTTAGCTAATTTTGTACCAAGTACTAAAGGCTCATAATTAGCATCTTTAGTAGGTTGAGCTTTATTTTTAGGTTCTTTTTGATTACCTCCTCCATCTTCTATTCCCTTTCCTTTTCCAGGTACTCCTAAAAACAAACCATCTTCACCATAAATTGTTACAGCATCATCTGCATCTATATTAACACTCCCTTGTGAGGAGATTGCAACACCTTGTTGACCAAATAACATTAAATAATCTAAACGTGAATTTAATATTATACGATCTGAGTTTAATAAAACTTGACTACCTGCATAGTTATTAACCTTTCCACCTTGTCCTGGTTTAATTCCAAGCAATGTATTAAGATCTACCTTCTCTCCTTTAATATTGCTTTGAAAAGTAAGATCCTCCATAGGAAAATCTATCTTAGGAAGTTGTGGTACATCGATCACAGTAGTTCCAGAAAAAGTACCTTGCACAGCTGCAGCTCCATCTGTTGGTGCTACATTTAAGCCACCACCAGATACAAGTTTCTCTTTTAAATTGTTATATGATATTTTCATTTTATCCTGGAAGATCTATTTCAATTGTTTTATATATTGCAGCTTTTCTTTGAAGATGGGCTATCTCATCAGCTGTTAGTTTAAATAATCCACTTGAGTTTTGATTAAATATTTCATTTATCTTAACCATCATCATAATGTGTGAATCTTCATCATTAAGTAATCTATTTAACCAACCTTTACGGAAGATACCATTTGTAGATTCTGGTTTACTTATTCTCATTATATGATTAAATCTATACACTATTGCTTGTGTAGCTACTTCTGGAGTTCTATCTCCTAATCCTGCTATAAATGCTGGCCAGCTATCATCCTTTCCATTCCATCCAAACTTTTTACCTAATCCATCAAAGTCCGCATACTTTTCTCTATAGACTCCAGCACCAGTACCCCAACAACACTCAACTAAAAAGTATCCTAAAAATGGATCTTCTGTCATAATTGCTATAGGATATCTGTTTGATTTACTAGCTAAGAATTGATAGATGAATAACCCACCTACCTTTGTATCTCCTGCTAATATGTACAAAAGTTTTTTACCTAACTCAGCATCTTTCTTCCATCCACCATGTTTACTATTCCATGCTTTAGCTGCAGAAGATACTTGAGGTATGCTTGTATCTATAAATATTTTATCAAAGCTATCAACTAAGGTAGTTAAGATAACTCCTCTCATTGTTGCTCCTCCTTTATCATTTGGATGATCACTCCATCCTCCTTCAAACTTATGTACTACTGGTACTAAGAGTTGTTCTATCATCTGTATGATAGCTTTAAGACTTATTTTAGGAGTTGTTACTCCTGCATTCTTTAGACCTTTAGATAAAAGCTTTTCAGCTACCAGTGGTGCATTGTTTGAAAATATAGCTACCATAGTTTTGATCTCTTGGTCTAAAGCAGGTTCTACTGTTGGTGGTGTTTTATAAGATGCCATAATTAATTACTTGGATTTTCAAATTGTTTGTCCATTGGAGCTGTAGTATCAACCACCTTCTGCCACAACTCACTTGAATCTTTTTTGGTTGATAATGTACCAGCTGCTGCTTTATCTCCTAAACCATATCTTGCTTTCCAACTCTTTAACTCTTTTGAGCATGCTAATCCCATTTCAACTCTTTGAGATGTACACATATAGATTGATGCATCATCCTTATCGATATCTTCAGAAGTCATCATAGAAGTTTCATCGACTGCAAAATCTCTATCCACTCTCATTACCATTATAGCGTCACCAGATACTCCTGATTTAGACCAACTTGAATCATTATTCTGTGATGTTGAACCAAATCTTATTGTGTTACCAAAACGGCCTTGTAATATAAAATCTCCTGTGTATGGTTGTAATTGTTTGTAAACTTTTATTTTATCTTCAGCATCCTTAACTGTGTTTATATCCTTAAGCTTCTTATCAAATCTTTTTTTAGTCTCACTATAAGGTGTTAATGGCTTATTAGGATCAACATGAGTACTATCAGTACCCATAAAAGGATTAGAGTTAAAAGTTACATTATGCATTGCACTAACAACAAAGCTATAAAAGCAAATGTTAGACATTATTAATGTATTAGCACTTCCTCCTTCCCCTATTGCTCTATATATAATAACCTCTTCACCTTGCATTGGATAACGAGCTACTGAACGATCTAAAGGGTAAGCTATATTTTTAATTTCCTTTTCAGGTCTATTAAACTCCTTAGCTAAATCTCTAAATACAATCTTTCCTATATCCTTAGGTGAAGCATATAAAGGTGAAGTTGCATCCATACAAATATCAACAACATGTCCTGGAAATACTTTAAGTTGTTGTAACTTATTACCTTCAGGTGTTAATGATGGTTGATAGAGGTCTCCTAGACCTGTGAATATATTACCTTCTGCCATTATTTACTTTCATCAAGTATTGATTGAGCTTCAGCTAATAACTGAGCACGTTCTGTTTCTGATAAACCTAATTCATCTCCCTTATCTGACTTTGCTCCAACAACTATTAATCGTTGTACAATACCAGTTAATCTAACTAAGTTGTCGTCATTCTTTACTGATATCTCTAAGTACTCTTTAATTAAAGGAACCATAACTGATGCATCTGTCATACTCTTGACAAGTGGTTTTAGTTGATCAATTAATGAATTGATTTGTAATTCTTTTTTCTTTGTATTGGCATATACATCTCTTAGTAGATCACTAAAAGACTTATCGTCAAACAATAAACTATCTTTATCCATTACTATTACTTTTCATATAAATAGCTTGTGTTACAGTTTATTACTTTCCAGTAAACATTGGAGTGTTGTTTAATTGTATTAAATACTCTCTTAGTTTTTTAATACGAGCTCCAGCAATCCATGACTCTCTATCATCATAGTAACCTAACTCTTTCAACAGTTGGGGATCTGTTATTTTTGGATCAAAGGAAAAGGCATTAGGGTTTGGACCACCACTAACACCTTCCCAACTTTTAATCTCTTCTTCTAATAATATGCTTAATTCCTCTTTAGAGATAACGACTAACATTAGTATATTTTTCCTGTTGGTAAGTAACCATGTTGTAAATAATCCATATACATTGCTGTATACTTATCTTTCATAGTCTTAACCATTTTTGTAATCTGTTGAGTGTTAGCTCCAGACATCTCTCTAATGTAGATATATAAAGCCTTCTTATTAAACAACTCAATCTTCTCTCTCTTTCTAAACAACTCAACAATAGATACATCTAAAACACGATCTCCTTTTTTAGTAAACGTAGCATCTAAATTATCTTCCCAGTAACCAACATACTTATCCATAAACTTTTCAAGATTATTTTCAATTGGATCTTCATTAGCTAATTGATCTAAACTCGAATCACTTGATAAGTCTATTCTATCGTGTGATGTAAGTTTCTTATAATTATTTTTATTCTTATGAATACAGTAATGCTTTGCAACAATACTAAAGTAACTAAAAGCTTTTCCATTATCTTGTTTAAATTTAGGAAGCTTCTCTACTAAGAAACTAACAACCTCATGTTGTACTTGAGGAAGTGTTTGTCCATCAGTATAATAAAACTTAAAGGTGTGAATAATGTTTTCAACTAACTTTTCGAAAGCAGTTTTAATCTCATTTTGATATATAAGACTTCTCTCATGTGCGTCCTCAGTTGCATTATATTTTACAATACTAATGTCAACTTCAGGTCCAAAGTACATTCTTTTAGTCTTCGGCTTTCTTGTCTTCTTCGGTTTGTTCTGTGTTGACATACTTGTTGATAAATTCATAAAGGGTTTCTATTTGTACATTTAATTCTTTGAAGACTGTTCCAGTTTCGTCATCAGCTTGGAAAGATCCTCTTGCATCAACCTCTTTCATCGTATCCCTTGTTTCTTTAAATTGGAAATACAAGGCAGAAATAAATCGTACATAGGCTTCGCAATACTCAACTGCTCTATTAGCTCTTCTATAGTTAATATACACTAAATAACCTGTAAATGCTAGCAATAGCACTAATATTATAATTAAAACTATCATAGTCTATTTGAATAAATTGTTAAATACTCCCATTAAATCATCTTTCTGAGTTTCAGTCATCTGAGTAGGAAGAGTTGGTTTACGTTTAGGTGTTGCAGTTGTAGGAGTTTGTGTTTTATTCCACATTTCAAATTCAATCCTAGAAGCCATATGATCTGCATGATGTAGTACAATTGGTAAATTAGTTCTTAACTTTGCAGCTACAAAGTGAGATAAATAATAAGCCTTATTAGCTTCTTCATATAGGCCATCATGTAACTTGATACCTAAATACTCATTTAAACTTAATACAATACCTCTCTGCTGCAAGATAAATAAACTTCTATCAGGTACTATCATAAATGGATTGACGTCGTTAAACTTATAGATCTTACCTTGATTCTTTCTATGCCATTCAGAATCATTAGGTAAATACTGTTCTGCTTCTTCAGTACCAAATTTACCTAAGTCATGATTAAGAGCTGCAAATACTAATTCCTCTTCAGTATAGTTTATCTCAGCTCCAGAAGATGCCCATAAGTTTTTAATCATTAAGGCACAATCCATTACACGTATAACGTGATCTACATATCCTCCAGGAAAAGCATTATGGTGATGATCTACACTAGCAGCAGGCATAAGCATAATACGCTCAGCGTGATCTAAGTATAAGTGTTTCAATTTATCTTGTCTCTCTCCTGTAATATACTTATCAATGTAAGTGAGAAACTTTTTATAGTTTTCTTCTAATTGTTCTGCTGTAAAATTCATAACTGTTTTATTGTTTTTAATTATTATATCTGTAAGGTACAGAAAAAATTCCAGACCATCAACTCTAATTAGAATTTATAGTCTCAAACTTTAAACGTGTATCGTATAATAGAGTATAAATGGTTATACCATTCACTCTATGTTTGGTTTGCATGCAAGGAATAAATCCTTCTAAATTATATCTATACTGAACCGCTTCATTAATTAACTTCTTATCTTGTCCATACATAAAAGATATATTTCCTATCTCAACATAATATAAAGATTTAGTATCCATTCCTTCAGCAATAGTATCTATAATCTCTTCTAATAGATAATTGTCAAAAAGAGCATCCTCATAAGTCATTCTCTTCTCTTTCTTCTCAAATATTATACACGGATCCAAACGAGAAAAGCTCATCGACTTTATAGTCTGACGAGCTAAACTCAGTTCTTTAGAGACGTTTGTTAAAAAGTGCGACTTTAATTTATCAAAACATCTCATAATACATCTTAGTTAGTTTTATTTACTTTATTTGTCTCTTGAATTGCAGGAGCTTGTTTTTTAGCAGGCTTGCGTCTTCTACGAGGATTATTTGCCTTTGGAGCAGCAGGTAAGTTTTGTGGCTTATTACCGTTTAACACTACCTCTTTAGTTGAATCCTTTACTACTTCTTTTTTTGCTACTGATACCTCAGAAGTTAAACTTCTAATATGAGCAGACATTGCATGTGCATCACTCTCTAAAGAAAGAATGCGTCTTGCGGAGTTGTCCGAGAACTCTTTTAAAGCCTTATTTACTGCTTGTAAATCCAAAGCTTTATTGTGATGTTTAATTGTTAAATAACCTAATACACTACTTGATATTAAAGCTAAAACTGTTACTGTTACTAAAATCATAATTGTTTTTTAATTGTTAATGTTTACTACCTATGCATTCTGCATTAATAATATAATTAGAATATACCGAAAAAAAACCAGAAAGTCAACAGTTATCTGTATATCAACCTTGACCTACATATCTTTTCTTGTAATTCTTACTATTCTTATTAAAACTTTGCTTAGTTTTTGCTGATACTCCAGGTCTATGTACCTTACTCTTTTCACGTACTGAAGTAATTGAGTTTGTTTTTGATTTTGCTGCTGCCATTATAGTGTGTTTGTTTACTATAAATAGTCAGGTGAATACAAAAGGTCGGACTAATGCCCGACCCTATATATTGCAAAAATCTAAATACGATTTAAGACTACTTTACAGTAGTTGTATCAACTGCTACTACAGTAGAATCTACTGCGTTAGTGTCAACTTTTACAGCTGTGCTATCTGTAGCTACTACTGTTTCTTCTGTTGATGTTGATGGTGTGCAACTTGCTAGTGCTAATGTAGCAACTGCGATTAAAATGAACTTTTTCATTGGTTTTTTGGTTTGTTTGTTATTGATTAATTAATTCTTTTATAAATATAGGGAATTTAATTTAAAGTTCCAACTATTATTTAATATATTTTTATAAGTTTTCCCTCATGGATTTGAACCACGATTTACTCAGTCAAAGTGAGCCGTCCTGCCAGTTAGACGAAAGGAAAGTGATTAGTGACGAGGCACTACAATTTCTACTTTTTGTTTATTATGTAATGTATGCACATACATAATTAAATAACACGTAGTAATTTCAAAGCTTAATTGTGTTATAGACAACTCTTGAATTGGTTGAGCATATTTACCATGTCTTGGATTTAATTCATATTCAGAGTGATCATAATAAGCAACTGGTTTGTTATTATAGAAGATAGTATCATTTTTTGTTGACCATTTCACAAATTCAGATTTACTGATAATTTCCTTATCAACCGAACAACTACCTAGAGACAATATAAGTCCTACTAATATTAATGTTTTTTTCATAGCTTTAAATTTTTAGTACTCTGTACGGGAATCGAACCCGTATTTTACCCGTGAAAGGGGTACGTCCTAACCCTTAGACGAACGGAGCA